ATAATAACGATTTAATTGAGAAGACAACTATACTACTATTTCCCGGAGATCACGTTATTGATAATAGACCCGGATTTGGTATCAAAGAAGTAGGTGGTGTTGCAAAAGCAGTTGCTCCTGACGGGTCAGGATCTAATGGTGCAGAAACAGATGCAATCGAAACTTTATCTTTAAACTTAACCTCTAACTTTGATTTAACACAAGAAGATAATATACTTTACAAATTTAACAGTATTAATGGTGGTGTTATTGTACCTCGTGGTACATCTATAGTTGGACTTGACCTTAGAAAAACAAAAGTAAAACCAAAATATGTTCCAAATCCATTTGATGATTCTGTGGATAGGTCTGCCATCTTTAGAATCACTGGTACATGTTATTTTTGGCAGTTCTCTATATTTGATGGAGACGAATCAGGTGTAGTATTTACAGATAGTTCAGATTTTAGCGTAACAAATCGTTCTAAACCAACATTTTCTCATCATAAACTCACTTGTTTTGAGTACGCTGATGGTGTAAACACGGATGATAGGTTTAATTTAACTGATTTAGGGATATATTATAGTAAATTATCAAACGCATTTAACAAAACTGCGAGATTTATTGATACCCAAGATAGATTCCCTTCTAGCACAACAGGTTTTTCACCACAAAGACCTGAATTTGAAATTGTAGGTGCGTTTGGATCTGATCCTATTAATATTGCATCAATAAAATCTGGTGACGGAACAACTCCAACATCTATTATTACTGTCACAACCGCTGCAGATCACTCCCTGACAACTGGTACACCAATTAAAATTAGAGGTGTAGATGATTTAAGATACAACTTATCAACAAAAGTTCAAAATGTAACAGGATTACGCACATTCACATATCTATTACCATTTGTGCCTGATGACTTAGCAGCATCACCAAGCACATCTGCCGGCACAATAACAATTGAAACTGATACGGTTTCAGGTGCATCACCTTATATCTTCAATATATCTCTACGTTCTGTATATGGAATGAACGGTATGCATGCGGATGGTGACAAAGCGACTGGTTTCAAGTCAATGGTTGTTGCTCAGTTCACTGCGATTTCACTTCAAAAAGATGATCGTTGTTTTAAAAAATATGATCAAGTATCAAGGACATATAAAGGAATTAATTTACCAACATCACCATCAACAGGTAGTGAGTTAGCAACTTTATCTTCATCTCAAGACCCAACTAAAGTATTTCACTTAGATTCTGATGCGGTTTATCGAAAAGGAAGTGAAACATTTCATATAAAACTATCAAATGATGCGATTATGCAAATCGTATCTGTATTTGCGATTGGTTTCAACAAGCACTTTACAGCAGAAACTGGTGCTGATGCATCTATCACAAACTCTAACTCAAACTTTGGACAGTTTGCGATTGCTTGTGATGGTTTCAAAAAAGATGCATTTGGAAAAGATGATGCAGCATACATTACTCAAATCATTACACCGAAAGAAATTACATCTGCACAGACAACTGTTGATTGGCAGAGGATAGATGTTGGTAAAACAAAAACTGTTGGAATTACAAGTCACTTATATCTTTTTGGATTTGATACATTAGATAATGTTCCACCTACTGTAATTCAAGGTTATCGTGTTGGTGCTGCATCAAGTGATAAATTATTTGTTGATTTTACAAATGCAAACGTAGGAACAGGTGTGCGAGAGGCAACTATTCGCATGATGGATGTTGCTGTGGGATCAGGATCAACAGGTAATGATTCAAGTGTAAAACTATACAAAGTAACATCTGGCCCAACTAATAACACATTCACAATAGGTGAACACAAATTAATTACTGGTGAAAAGGTCAGAATAATTAGTGACTCTGGTGATTTACCTGAGAATTTAGAAGAAAATACAGTTTATTTTGCGATTGTTGTAGCAGGATCACCAAGTAATCAAATTAAATTAGCATCATCAAAAACAAATGCTGATAATAATGTTCCATTAATCGTACATGGTGGAGCAAAACTTAAAATTGAAAGTCGTGTATCAGATAAAGCAGCTGGTGACGTTGGATCTCCATTACAATTTGATGTGACTAACTCTAATTGGTTCTTAAAAACAAATGATAATAGTGAGATATTTCAAACAATTAACACTCAAGGAACTACAGGATTAGGAGCAAATACACCTGTATCATTTATACAAAGAACTCCTGATGAAAGATCTCTTGATGAGAAAATCTACAAGATCAGAGTTGTTGTACCCAAAGAAAGCGATAACGCAAAAAATCCAGAGGAAGGATTTATATTACAAGAATCAAGCACAACTGGTATTCGATCTGATTTATCTGTAACTTTACAGAATATTGATGGTAATGACTATGATTACAAGAGAAATTATAGATTTATAAGCACATGCTCTGAAGCATCTGACGTTGTAACAATGGTATCAGTTGCACCTCATGATTTAAAAGTTGGTGAAAGAATTTTTGTTAGAAATTGCACCGATGATGATGCAAATGGAACATCAACTGGAGTCTTTGATAAAGGTTACAATGGATCATTCACTGTTGCATCTATAATAGATGATAAAACTTTTACATATAATGCCGAAGATACCAGCGGAGTTGTACACTCTATTGGTAATTTTACAAGTGTTGTTACAACAGATGCATCTAGAACAACTACACTTCCAAGATTTGAGAGAAATGATATCAAGAGTAATTTTTATATTTACCGAAATGAAACAATTAGTCCATATATTAAAGATACTCAAGATGGTATCTATCATCTATTTGTGCTTCATGCTGATAATGCATTAACTGAAGAGTTTACTGATCTTAAATATGGACAGAATGTTGTTGATTTATACCCACAATTAGATCGAGATAATAATCATTCAAACCCACCTGCATCTGTATCATTTGCGAAAAGAGCACCGATTGGTGATGTGGCGACAGATGATTTAAGAAAGAGTATTACCAGAGAAACAACTGATAAACTGATTAAAGATATTGGTTATGGAAGAAGAGTCGCAGGGGTGACAACTTTCTTTTCATCTGGAAATGTAGGTCTTGCTACTATAACATTTGATAGACCTCACGGATATGGTGCTGTTAAATATAGAAACTCAATTTCCAACGCTGGTGCTAACCTTACTAATGGAACATTTCATGGAATTAAATTATTCAATTCTGATGGATCAACATGGCAAGGTGCAAGGGCATCTGTTGTAATTGCAGGTGGACAGGTTGGTGTTGTTACAATTACTGAGGGTGGATCTGCATACACTACAGGAAATCTTGTTATAGACAGACAATTTATAGGTGGAAACTCTGCAACTGCTGCACAAATATCAATTTCAAATGTTCATGGACTATCAGGTGTCTCAACAAATATTGGTGATGTTGTTAATTTAACAGGTGTTGGTACTGCAACTGACGGATTATATCGCATTGCAACCATCCCATCTACCACACAAATATCAGTCGCACTGACTGCAACATCACCAAGACCACAAATAAATCAGTATGCCATAAATGTAGGGCCTTCTGCTGAAGTAGCGAGTGAATCATTCTCTGTAGATACAACAACCTTTACAACAGTTCTTGGTCATGGATTGATAAGTGGACAGAAATTCAAAGTTCTAGATGCGAATAATCAGGATTTAGGATCATTCTTTGTTAAAACTAAAATATCTGCCACATCATTTACTTCTGTAACAAAAGTAGATCTCGGCACACCTAAATTTATTCTTGTAGATGGAGTTGCATCGGCAACACCACTTTCAGATAAGGAAAATGAAAATGTAGGTTCAAGAGGTTTAAGTTTCTATGATGGAGATTATTTCTTCTTAGGTGCAAACGCAACTAATTCTACTACAATTACAGTTTCATTACCGAATAGTGGTAATAATGATGCTGCTGCGATTAGATCAAGATTCCCTATCGGATCTTATCTACAGGCAGGTGATGAAATAATGAGAGTCAAGAGTACGTCTGTATCTGGTTCAAGTCAAATTCAAGTTATTAGATCAGCACTTGGAACTCCCCAACAAAATCATTTATTAGGTGATATTGTAAGAAAGATTCAACCAAAAGCAATAGAATTACGCAGACCATCTATCATTCGTGCATCTGGTCATACATTTGAATATCTTGGATTTGGGCCCGGTAACTACTCAACTGCATTACCACAGGTTCAGGTTAGAACATTATCAGAGCGTGAAGAGTTCTTAGTTCAGTCACAAGAAAGGTCATGTGGAACTGTTGTTTATACTGGTATGAACAATAGAGGTGACTTCTTTATTGGTAACAAGAGAGTTAGTTCTGCAACTGGTCAGGAAAGAACATTTGATGCTCCTATATCAACAGTCACAGGTGAAGATCCATCAAGACTTTCAGTTATATTTGATGAAGTAATTATCAAAGAAAGATTAGTTGTCGAGGGTGGTAAGTCAAATACAATTCTTACACAGTTTGATGGCCCTGTTACATTTAATAAGTTAGTCAAGATTAACGAAGACTTAACTGTTAATGGTATTATGAAACTGAATAATACCTTTGAGATTACTAATACCATTCAATCAACCTCAAAAGACACAGGATGTCTAGTTCTTGAAGGTGGACTCGGTGTTGAGAAGAACTTAAACGTTGGTGAAATGTTTAAAGTATCTGGTGTATCTACAGTCGGTAGTCTTGGTGTTACAACTAACTTTACTGTCAATGGAATATCAACATTTACTGGTGCTGTTAATCTTAATGGTGGTATTGATGTAGGTAATATTGATATAGCGATCAGTAATGCAAATACAATCGATACTGATAGTGGTGATCTTATTCTTGATTCTGCAACAAATGCAGTTCAAGTTAATGCAAACTTATCTGTTAATGGAACTGTCTCTGGTAACTTCTTAGATATTGATAATGTTAATATTAATGGTAATACAATCACTACTCAGTCAGGTGATTTAGAATTAAGTGCTAATGGATCTAATGTAGTCGATGTTAATGATACTTTAGAGGTAACAGCACTAAGATTCCAGAGTAACACAGGTTTAGTGATAACAAGTATTGATACAGACCTATCATCAGTATCATCGAATCATGATACTCTTGCAACTGCAAAAGCAATTAAGACTGAACTTGATGCTCTTGATACAACTCTCACAATTAGTGCAGATTCTGGTTCAAACGATAATGTTACAGTTGGAACTGATACTCTTAACTTTGCTGGAACAACAAATGAGATTGAGACAACAGTAACCAATAATCAAATTCAAATTGGATTACCAAACAATGTAACTGTTTCTGGAAACTTAACAGTCAATGGAAATACTGATCTTGGAAATGCAACAAGTGATACGATCACTGCAACTGGTAGATTTGATAGTGCGTTAGTTCCTGCGACTGATGATCAACATGACTTGGGTACATCATCACTTAAATGGCAAGACTTATACCTTGATGGTGTTGCATTTGTTGATGATATTCACGCTGCTGATTGTGATATCAATGGAGGAAGCATTGACGGAGTAACAATTGGTGGTAGTTCTGCTGGTAATGGTACATTTACCAGACTTGATGTTGACAACATAAGACTTGATGCTAATACAATTACAACGACATCTGGTGATTTGACTATCGAAGCAGCAGGTGGAGATATCATAATTAATGATAATGTTGATCTTAACGGAACTCTTGATCTTGATGGTTCATTTACTGCTGACAATGTAAGAATCAATGGTAATAAGATTGATACTACATCTGGTAAATTGGAATTAGATTCTGATAGTAATGAAGTAGAGATCAATGCTGATATAGATCACAATGGTGATTTAAATACATCAGGTTCTATCACAGGTAACTCTGGTTCATTTGTAAATGATGTTGTTGCATTTACATCAGATATGAGATTAAAGACTGATATTGAACCAATTCAAAATGCACTTGAAAAAGTTGCTAGGTCTAATTTACGTGGATTTACATATAGACATAATGAGATTGCAGGGGAACTAGGTCTTAATACAGAAACTAGATATGCTGGTGTATCTGCACAAGACTTGCAAGAAATTCTACCTGAAGCAGTGAAAAATGCTCCAGCGAGTGACGAGTATCTAACAGTTCAATATGAAAAAATTGTTCCACTCTTAATTGAAGCGATTAAAGAATTAGATGATAAGTGTTCTCAGGCTGCAAGATCATTCGGTCAGGAGATAAAACATCTACACTCAGTAATTGAAAAATTAGGAGCAGAAAATTCTAAATTAAAAGAATAATGACACTTCCATCATCCCCAAATTCAATAAGTATGAGTCAGATAGCCAATGAATTTGGTTTTACTGACAGTCCACGTACTAGGTTAGGAGACTATCGAACTTTAGCAAATGGGTCAAATTATCCACAGTCTGTTGGTGCATTATCTTTCAGTTCAATAGATGGTGGAGGATCTGTTGGAACAAATAATAGTCAAATAAGCATGGGTCAATTTAGAGGAACACAACTTCAACAAGTTGTTAACTTTTGGTCATCAGGTGCTGGTGGTTTTAGACTTAATGCAAAGAGTAGATATAATAACAATGGAACGATCGGTGGTAACAATGAGGTTGCTGTCATTGGTGGATATCGAACAAGACCATCTAACTCAAGTGGAACTAAAGTTCATATTCATGTAAATCAAGATATTGGATCTGAAAGATTTGATCAAGATCATTGTGCCTTAAGAACTGGTTCATGGAATAGCAGTACCACACTTCAAGTTGATGTTGGTGGTTCAGGAGAAATTCTTGGTGCTGGTGGATTTGGTGGTAATGGTGCAAATGGTAATTCAAGTGGTAGTCAAGGTGGTGCAGGTTCAAGTGGATTAGGTGTGGAATATAATGCTACTGTAAATGTTGCGAGTGGTGGTGTAATCTCTGCCGGTTTTGGTGGTGGAGGAGGAGGTGGAGGAGCCTTCGACTATGACCATAAATCATGGAGAACTGCTTCCGGAGGAGGAGGCGGTGGAGGAGGTGGCCTTCCTGTAGGACAAGGTGGAGCCGGTGGATCTGGTGGAGCCGGTGGAAATGGTGGATCAGCAGCTACGAGTTTAGGAGAGCCCGGAGAAGGAGGTAGTGGAGGAAATAATGGAGGAGAAGCTGTCGGTGGCAGTGGTGGAGAAGGTGGATCTGCACCAAATAATGCAGCAGATGCTGGTGGTAATGGATCTGGTGGAGAGGGATCTGGTGGTGCAGGAGGGCAAGGAGGGCCCACAGGTGCAGCGATCAGAAGAACAAATAATTCAATTTCTGTGACAATTAACAATAACGGATCAATTCATCCAAATCAAACACTTGCGACTACTGTGCAATAGAGAAAATATATGTTATAATGAAGTGCGAGATATTATTTTATGGCATTTGAAACTGATTTAATAAGAAGATATAGTGGTGCTTTCTTAAAAAAAGATTGTGAAAAGATAATTGAAGGCATACATTTTTTTGAACAAAATCATTTATTGTTTTATGACAAAGAGAGATTGACACGAGAAGATCATAAAACAGTAAATATAACTCACGAGTACAATTTTTCTGCATCAAGTAGATTAGCAGAGGAGATTTTCCCTAAATTAAAAGTTTGTGTTGATGAATACTTACAGGCATTTCAAGTTTTAGGTCAAAGAAAATTTTTACTACATGACATAAAATTAAAAGAGATACCCGCAGGTGGTGGATTTCATGCATGGCATTATGAAAATGGTGCATTAGAAGTTGCGGGTAGGCAATTTGTAGTACAAGTATATTTGAATGACGAATTTGATGGGGGTGAGACAGAGTTTTTATATCAACAAAGAAGAGAAAAAGCAGTGGCAGGAGATGTGCTTATTTTTCCAGCATCATTTACTCATACTCATCGAGGAAATCCACCTCTAGGTGGTACTAAATATATTGCTACATCATGGGGGATTATACAGGGTGAAAATAATTTATAAAATTCATAATTATTATCCAGACACAAATCAAATATCTGTCAGTTTTTGTAATTTAAAATCAAGAGAACCCATTGATAGTTATGCGTCACGAGGTGTTGATTGTCATGATTTAGATATGTTTGATTTGGAAAGTTTTTCAGAAAGTTTAGTCAACAAAAGTGGATTACGAAGAATTGAAATACAAGAAGATAAACTTGATGTAATTAAAGAAAATACTCCAGAAGAAATACAAGGAAAGTTTGAAATACAAAATATAGTTGGTAAAGTAATTTGTGTCAAAAGATTTAATCGTAAAATACAAATACTGCATATGAGGAGAGTTGAGTTATGATGATACAAAAATTTATTAAAAAATGTGAGGAATTTGTATTATGTGGTGGATATGGAGATGCAAATGGTATTTTTACAGATGGGTTCCCAGATAATAATGCGATATATCACATTATAACGAAGGGTTGTGTAAAAATGGGAAGACCATTTGAATCTAAATTTATCGAATTAGATGCTAAGTCAAATAATTTTGTAGATGTAAAAGATTACTTATACAGTCAGAGAGTTTATACATCATCAAGTCCATATCATATGTTTGGATTTAATGCCATAGACCCAAATCAAATGTGGGATGGTAGATTAGTCCGAGATTCATTTTATGGTGATGATAATAGTTGGTTAATTTGTTTTAAAGGTGAACCTATAATTAATAATATATTGCTTAAACCTATGGATTATGCAAAACTTAAAAATAAACACTATGATGTTTATTTAAATGACGCATTAGTTGGAGTTTTTACTAAGGTATGATTACTAATTCTGATTTACTTATGTTACAACATTGGGCTAAAAGCACTATTTTTCCAATGAGAAGGGAGGGTATTACTTCAAAATATATGAAATACGATCCATCAGTATGTTATGTTAAATTTGGAAAGAAGAGAAAAGTTTATCGAGATAAATTATTAAACAATAAAATAAAAAATATTATTTTAAATGAAAAGATATTTGGTGTTGCATACATTTCATATCCACCAAAATTAATTGCTAAACCTCATAGAGATTTTAATCTTTGGGGTAAAGATTTTAGAAGAGTCCAAGTTCCATTAAAAATTCCTAAAGGAAATAAGTGTTACATAGAATGGATAGATACAAAAGAGAGAGTTTACTGGAAGGAGGGAAAGGTCGAGATATTTAATGTTGAAAATTTACATCAGGGAGCAAATGAATCAGATCAAGAAATGATCTTTTTGTATCTTGACATAGACCCAAGTATGGAGGTTGCTCTATAATGCAGAACATATCCGCTGACACATATACAGATCCATTCCCACATATGATTCTTCATAATTTTTATGATGATGAGGAACTTAAATTGATCTGGGAAGAACTAGATTTTTATACAAAAGAAGGTAAGTTGTTTGATGCTAAAGATTTTGGTGGTGTGGTACATAAAACTAATTCAAAAGCGATCTGGTTAGATAAATTATACTCTAAACAATATCGACATATTTCTAATATATTAACTGTTAATCGTAAAATATTTAATGAAAAAATATTAGAACCATTTGGAAATATACATGATTGTTGTTTGATAGCAAAGTCTTGTAATAGTGATACAACAAAGGTGAGATATTATCATGACGGTGATTATTATAAACCACATATAGATACATATATTCAATTTTTAGCATTTTCTTACTTTTATCGTGAACCTAAAAAGTTTGAAGGAGGTGAGTTAATCTTCCCTAAATATGATTACTCATTCAGTTGTGATAATAACTCATTAATAATAATGCCCGGCTGGGTGGAACATGGTGTATCCAAAGTTTCGATCAAAGATTCTGATTATCTTGATGGATATGGTAGGTATGCTATTACGAGTTTCTTCGGCAATAAAGAAACTGAATAAATAACTAAAAATCTTATTATAAATGGCAGATATAAGAAAGACATTTAATTTCCGTGATGGAGTACAGGTAGATGATGAAGTTCTTGTTGTACGAGGAAATCGTGTAGGTTTAGGAACTACGAGTCCAGACCAATTATTAGATGTAAGAGGAAATGCAAATATAACAGGGGTAACATCCACAGTAGATTTTAATGTAACTGGTGTTGGTACATTTAATCAAATTAAAGTTGGTAGCGGAATTATACTTGATGCGACAAGTGGTGTGATGACTGCAACCACATTCAAGGGGGATGGTTCAACTTTATCAAATATACCTACATCACAGTGGGTGGATGTCAATTTAGGTGCGGGAGTTACATCAATATACAATGACGGAAGCGTTGGTGTGGGGACTACCAACCCAGCCAACCCTTTCCAAGTGGGTGGAGACCCTAATAATGGAATAGGTGTTGGAATTAGCACATCGGGCAATATAAGGGCATCAGGTATCATTACAGCGACCACATTTTCAGGAGCATTTTCAGGTAATCTGACAGGAAATGTTGTTGGTGACGTAACAGGAACAGCATCGACAGCGACACTTGCAAACACAGCGACACTAGCAGTAAACGCACAAGGACTCACAGGAAATCCAAGTGTAAGTGTAACCAATGTAAATGCTTCAGGTGTTGGAACATTTCCAACATTGGTAACGACTGATTTAAATACAGTCACGCTAAAGGGATATAATTCACTTCGAGCTCCACATGGTGCAACAACAACCATCGTAGTTACTGTTGCAGCAAAAGTTTCTGGAGAGCATAGGTATCATGGCACAGGTAGTGCAAACGGATTTGTTTTAGATGGAGTTCAAGCACCTTATCTAACTCTCACACCCGGCCGCACCTATCGTTTTGATGTTTCAGATGGCACAAATGTTAATCATCCTTTGAGATTTTATTACGATGTAGATAAGACAACACAATATACCACAGGTGTCACAGTATCAGGCAATGCAGGTGTATCAGGAAGTTTTGTTGAGATTGTAATTTCTGATACCACACCAAGTGTTTTGCATTATATGTGCCAGACTCATGTGAAAATGGGTAACTCAATTCAAATTGGGTCTAATATCTTAGATACAGAGCATGACTCAACAGTACGAGGTACATTAACTGCAACCACATTTAGTGGAAATCTTACTGGAACTGGTGTAACTGCTACAACATTTACAGGAGCATTAGTTGGTGGAGTAACAGGAAATGTTCAAGGAAATCTTACAGGTAATGTAACTGGTGATGTTCAAGGTGATCTTACAGGGGATGTTACTGGTAATGTTACAGGACTGATAAATTCAGTCGGTGTATCTACAATTACGAGATTATCTACAACAAATATAAGTGCTACTGGTGTTTCTACATTTACTGATATTGATATAAGTGGAACAGCAGATTTACCGAATGTTTTTACATCAGGTATTGGAACATTTACGAGATCGTTTGCGACTAATTTAAATGTCTCAGGTATATCAACATTTGGAAATAATATTGTAGCAAATGCAAATTTAGACATAGCAGGGGATGTTGACATAGATGGCACAACAGAACTTGATGATGTAAATGTATCATCGGCTGCCACAATATTCACAGCACAAATATCAAGATTAAATGTATCAGGTATCACAACATCCACAGGTGGTTTTGTTGGTAACTTAACTGGTAATGCAACAGGAACATCAGGTGGATTGTCAGGTACACCAAATATCATAATCAATAATCTTAAGACATCAGGTATTACAACAGTTGGTGTATTAACAGCTACGAGTATTGGTATAGGTACTGATTCAGCAAATGCAAACTTACAAATTCATAATGCGTCAGCATCTTCATCTATTGTAGTAGGTAAGAACTCAGCAGTTGGTGCCAACAATTTACAACTTAGATATGGTGGTGGAGCATCATCATTCAGTACGTCTGATTCAGTCGATTTGATTAATTATGGTAGTGGAAATCTTAACTCATTTATAAATGGAACAAGTAATTTCAACTGGTTGAAAGGAAATGCAAACGTCCTAATGTCTCTTACAGATTCGGGCAACTTGGGTATTGGTAAGACAAATCCAACCGATAGACTTCACGTTGAAGGTAATGCCACGATTACAGGTGTGACAACATTTACTGGTAATGTTACGATGAGTAACTTGACAGTTCCAATATTGAACATAAATGATATATCAGCAAACTTAGTTGGAGATATTAATTCTACTGGTATTTCTACGTTTAACTTTATGAACGTATTGGGAAGTCCTGATAGTGGAATTGGTGTTGGTGGTACTGCGAGAGGTCAAGGATTAACTGTTGGAACTGTTGATCCATCACAACAAGTATTCATAGGTATTGCAACAAATCAAGGTGCGATAGGTATAAGAACAGATAGATTATCAGCGACATCAGGTAGTGGGGGATATTACTCTCTTGAAGTTAGAGGTGATGTATATTTTCATGGTGGTGGACTAAAAGTAGGTGGACAACCATATATTACTAATCAAAACCAACGAGCAGCTATTGACTTTAGTGATGCGGTTGATACAACTGACTCAGCTACATCAGAGGCAGCTGGAGCATATATGATTTTACCAAGAGTCTCAAATGCCCAGAGAGCCAATTTAAGAGATGGTGTCTCAGGTGGCACAACACTTAGATCAGGTGCTATGATTTATAACACAGATACAAATAAACTTCAAGTTTGGACAGGCAGTGGTTGGGAAACTGTTACAAGTAGTTAAAAACTTGACAATTATACATACCTTTGGTATGGTTGTTGGAGAGGTTGTATAAACTTTAAGGTGGATGCCAGACATTTTTAATGTTTTCCCATTGACAATTTATGTCGATAAGGTAAGCAAGCACGAGATTTATAAGAAGGATTTTTACAAGTTATATCCGAAGTATGATTATGTCGAGAATGAAAGATCGAATACAGTTAGTGAAGGACAGGTTGACCCACTCATACACCTAGAACCAACTCTAGATTCTTTATTTACAGAAATAGCAGATCATGTGAGAAGTTATATACATGATACTTTGAAGTTTCGAGATATATTCAACATAACATTTACAAAGACATGGTTGTCTCGCATGAGAGATTGTAATTCAATCCCCTTACATATTCATTCGACAAGTCATATTTCATTTGTATATTATTTAAATACACCGCCAAATTCACATAAACTGACTTTCCATAATCCACATTGCTCAAATAGTTTATTCAAAACATCTACTTCCGATAAGGGGATCGCTGATATGAATATGGTAGAGGAATTTAATATTTTTAATTCAAATACATTTTTTTTAAATCCACAGGAGGGAGGTGTGATTATATTTCCAAGTGGAGTATTACATGGAACTGAATCAGTTGTATCAGATTTTAAAGGTGAAAGATTAGCAATCGTGGGTGACATTACATTAATTTTAAAGGAAGAACATTTACACTTCACAAATGGTTATGTAGATCAAAAATATTGGAGACAGTTCTAAAACTGACACACAGACTTCCCATCGTGGTCAAAATTTGCTATGATAGATATATCTAAGATTTATTTGATGCAACTAAGACCCCACCAAGAGAAAGCGATCAAGGCAATGTCAAAGCACAACAAAGGACAAGTAATTGTTCCTACTGGCGGTGGTAAGACAATCTGCATGATACAGGATGCCATCGAGCAGTTCAAGAGCGACAGACTCAAAACTGTTGTGGTAGTTGCACCTCGTATTCTATTGGCAAATCAGTTATGTGAAGAGTTCCTTGAGTTCATTGATGATGTTGATGTACTTCATGTTCATAGTGGAGAGACACATCATGACAGCACAACAAATAGTCAGAAGATTGAGGAGTGGCATTGGAAAAGTAGAAGAAATCAGTTGATATTTACAACATATCATTCTCTACACAAGATACAGAAAGCAAGTGCTATGCTTGCCGATACTGTATATTTTGATGAAGCACACAACGCAGTTCAAAAGAACTTTATTGAAGCAGTAGAGCATCATTCAATGTACGCACTTCGTAACTACTTCTTTACAGCAACACCAAAACATTCTTTCACACCTTTCAAGGTTGGTATGAATGATACAGATATATTTGGTGGTGTTATTTGTAATGTTGGAGCCCCTAAGTTAGTCAAGCAAGGATATATTTTACCACCTAAAGTTAAGATCAAAAAGTTCAACATTCTTGAGGACAAGCAAGAAGTTGCTGAGAGAGATTCACAACATTTACTTGAGACACTTGATGACAATGGTATTAACAAGAGTTTGATTTGTGCAAGATCAACAAAACAAATTGTTCGCTTATTCTCAGAGTCAAATTTTATTATGGAACTTGAGGATCGTGGATATTCATGGATGTTCATTACAGCAAAGACAGGCGGTGTTATCAATGGTAAGAAAGTTGATCGTGAGACTTTTTTCAATACTCTTAACAGTTGGGGTCAAGACCCATATCGTAGATTTGTAGTCGCACATCACAGCATACTTTCAGAGGGTATCAATGTCAAGGGTCTTGAAGCGGTGTTATTCATGAGAAAGATGGATTTCATAGGTATCAGTCAGTCTATTGGTCGTGTAATCAGAAAAGGCGATGCCACAAAGACTTACGGATTGATTTGTGTACCTGTTTATGATAAGGTTGGTATCAGCACTTCTAAGAGTGTACAGGCAGTAGTCGATACTGTATTCAAGCAGGGTAAACCAGCCATCTCAGTTGTTAGATCATGAAAAAGAACTCATACTCATATTGTGAAGGTTCATATCTAAGTCTTAAGGCAACAATGCACAAGTGGGGAGATCCCAACTGGACAAGGTTTCTCACAAGAATATTTTACAATTCGATGTTTGGTGCGGGTACAAATCCCACAGGATTTATAAGTGAGTCTGCACTTCAAAATAAACTAAACAAAGAGAAAACTTGTCAAGATCATTACTTGAGTCCACAGTTCATGGGTCGTATGATACTTGATAATCAGGAAAAATATCTATCTGATCTTGAAACCTACACAAAGATATTCAATGTTGCTTGTTCTACTGTTGAGGTTACTGTTGAAGAGAATAGCATACTTAGACAATTTACATCAAATACTGACAATAATTATAAGGTCTTTGTACCCACAGATCAGAAGTATGAGAGAGCAGGGATTAAACTTTGCAAAAGACCAGAGGGTAAGAAACTATGGAAATATGCTCAATTAACAGAAGAAAAGTTGTTTTTTCCTGATGATCTGATAGAATATGAGAAACAGTTTTTAGTATCATGATAGACAAGAAAGAACTTAGATCAATTTACAATTTCTACAAAGATAGTGAAATGGGATTCGTTACAAGGGATGGATACGCAGCTATACCATCTAGCGGAAAGAAAGTCGGAGTAGTATATATGGGAGAGATACTTAAATTTTGTCGTAATGAAGATTCAGCACATAATTTTATAGCACAACATCGAAAGACAATTAAGAAACTGTCACAAAAGAATTGTAAAACAAAAGATTAAGTGTTAATATATAATCAAGATACAAAATACTATGAACCACTTAGTTGAACTTTATGTTGCAGGTCGTGTTTTCAAAGAGCAGGTCTATGCAAGAAATTATGCCGAAGCGAAGCAAGTCGCACTTGCTAGAAATCCTAATGCTAGAGTGGTTAGTGTTACCGCAATTTTGTAAAAATGACAAATCAATCCATAGAAAAATGGGATAGAGGTAGAACTTTACTACTAGAGTCCTTATATAAACCTGATAGTAAACTTCGTGGTTGTGCATACAATCAAGATTGTTTTACCGAAATGATGAAAATTCGTGATGAAGTGATAGAATATGTAAAGGGTATGAGTAACCCACATGATTCCAAACCCTTGTCTAAATGGAGGTAACTATGTCTAAATTTGAAACATTTTTAGAAGAACTTGCTGATAGGAAAGCAGAGCAGAGGGCGAGAATGTCAAATGCTTATGAAAGAAATAAAAAACTAATAAAATTGAGAAAGATACCACATGAAGTCAGATTAAAGAGGAAGTATGAAAAGTGGGCAAAACTTAATGATGTATTCATTGAGGAAGAAGTTAAATCATTAACATTACAAAATGTATGGACAAACTTAGTTGACAATTTTAATTGACATGAAGGAATTTGATTATGAACTCGATTACAAAAGCATTGACTTTTCACTTGAAGAGAACCGCAAACTTTATCGTATT